GCGTGAAGAAATTGGTCGGCGATGTCGGCCGCAACGCCACGTCGAGGGCGTCGAGCGCGTTATTGACGACGGTCAGCGGGATCGCGTTCTGATCCTCCCCGACGTCATTGTAGAAGATCGCCTCGATGTTCAGGACGCGCTTGGGCGGCAGAGACGGCGACGGCCGCTCGTAATCCTCGCCGGGCTCGACGATGAACAGCGCGGGAGACTGAGCCGTGCCGACCGATTCCGGGGCGCGGTCACGGCGCGATACCAGCTTGAACGCCGCCGTCGTCGCCAGGGCCGCCAGGAGGGCGTTGAGGATGTCTTCGCGGGATGCACTCACGATCCGCCCGCCTTCTCTTTGACGCGTTCAAGCGCTTCCGTGATCTCGGCGCGCTTGGCTTCAAACGCCGGGAAGATCGCCGGATAGGGCTCGACCACCGTCTCGGGGCGATGGACCTTGCGGGAGAACACCTCGCCAATCCCGCCGACCTCGAACGCCATCACGCCGTCGGACTTCGCCTCGATGATCATGTCTTTGATCGTGAAGCCGAGTTCGAGCAAATGCGCGAGCGGGCTGCTCGACCGGACGTATCCGACGATGCTGGAGCCCTTGTTCGACACGCCGCCGTGGATGCTGGCGAGGTAGAGGCCCGGCTTCGCGCCAATCGAATGGAAATGCGCCAGCGCGCGAGCCCGCGCGTCGTTGGTCATCTCTACTTCGATCGGCGTCAGTTCGTCGAGCAACGCCTGGCGCACGGTCGGGCCGACCGCGTCGAGCTTAGCGAAGGCGCCCTGGGCGTCAACTTCAAAGGAGAAGGCCATCGCTACCTGCGCCCCGACAAGCTTCTCCGCGCTTCACGCTTCCTGATTTCGCCCACCACAAGCGACTTAAAGGTCGACCGCAGATACCCGCGATACGCCGGGGGCATTTTTGGCAACCTCTTGACGTAGAGCCGGAGCGCCACGGGCCGGTCAGGGGGCGGGCTGATGTGGAGCATGGCCATCAGGAGAAATAGTGCCCGATGATATTGGCGTAGCACCAATCCTGACGCCCTCGCGCCCACCATGCGACGGTAAACGCCAACGGAAAGAGCGAAAGTCCGACGATGATCGGATCGCGAGTGCGCCTCACGTGAATGACCATCATGATACTCCCGTCACGGTCAATTCGATCGCAGCCGCCATGGCAAATGCGAACGGATCGACCTCGGACACGTCGAATGCGTCGCCACCCGGCAGTAGGATGACCTTGTCGCCCTTGACGACCGGCAACGGAAAGTGCGAGGCGGCGAGATCGTCGGCCATGATCCGCACGGTGCGGTCGTTCTGCGTCACCGCGCCGGGAACAGACGCCGAGCCGCCCTCACGCGATACCGCGCCGCTGTCCGCCGTGACCTTGGCGACGCGCGCAGTCAGATTTACGGAAAACGTCGTCGCGTTCGGCGCGTAGCCGAAAACGCGCTGCAAGACGATCGGCACGCCGACGGCGGCAATAGCCTGCCGCATGAACGCGACGGCGCTCGGGTCGGTTATCACCGCGCGCATCCCCACAAGGCGAGCGCCGAATTGCCGCCATACGGCGTCGCGCCGACGACGACCACGGCCCGAAAGCGGTCGCCGAGAATGCCGTCCTGAGCGGTCCCGGCCGTCAGGCTTTGCTGCGTCGGCGTGAATGGCGCGGCTTTGTCGAGCGCCGAGAGATTGGCGACCGACGTCGCACTCGCGACGCCGAACTGCGGCGCGAAGATGTCGATCGGCGTCTGGCCTTGGTCGAGCGATGTTTGGAAATAGACGGTCGCGCCACCGGCCGCGCCGCCGGAGCCGTAGGCGAAGTTCGCCTGGAGGCTCAGCGCGTCGATCCCAGCGAAATTCTCGATCCAATCGCCGACGAAGACGCCCGCGGCCGCGAGCGAAAACGCGCCGCCGTTAAGCGTGAAGGGGAACGGGCCGGGCGTGTCCATGGCGATACCTCTCAGGCGATGACGGGCGCGCGGAAGCGGTCGATCAGCGCGGTCACTTCGGCCGGCATGTCGTCCGTCCCGCCCGGGCCGGTTCCCATGACGTAGCTCTGTTCGAAGATGCCGACCGCGTTCTGGCTGCGGATCAGCGGGTCGCGCATCCGGGCGAACCAGCGCATTTTGACCAGCATCATCGCGGCCTCGTCGAGATCGTCGGGGATGGTCGCGTAACCGGACTGATAGATCGCGACGACCGGCGACGACTTCCAATGCGTCGGGTAGCCGAGACGGTTGAGGCGGATCAATTGGCCGTGCTCGGCGTCGAGAAGGAAGTCTGTTCCGAGCACAAGCGTCGTCGCGGTTCCAACGATTGTCTCGACGACGGAATTGATCGCAATCGTTGGCTGATTGCTCAGTTGAAGAGGCGCAATATCGTCGCGCACGACGCGAGGCCACGAATCGCGCGCGAACCACATCTGATCCTGGATCGTCTGCGGCGCGAAAATCCGATTGCAATAGCTCTGGATCGCCGCCGATGCGACGGCGATCAGGCGCGTCAGAAACGTGTCATCCGCGGTCGACGTGATCTGCAACTCGTTTTTGACCGTCGCCAGATTGGTCAGCAGTGTCGACGCCGCCGGCGTGACGACGGTCGTGATCAACGTCGAGGGGCGCATATCAGAAGATCGCCCGCGTGTTGAGGATGATCGCCGCGGCGGCGACCTGATTGACTGGGGTCGCCGAAGTCCCCGACCGCACGATCAGGCAGTTGATCGCGCGCCAGCGCGTCGGATCAAGGGCGCAATATCGCGCCGCCGCGGCGGTGACGGTGATCTCGTTTCCGGCGTCGTCATACATCTCGAAAAAGTTCGTCCCGTCGACGCTGGCCTGGAACGTCAGATTCGCCGTCGTCCACACTGACGGCAGAAGAATCCCGTGGAGCGAGTGTTCGGTTAGACTGACGACCCCAGACAGCGACGCGCCGGCCGCAATCGTCGCGGTTTGCTGGACGAGATAGGACATGGCGGGTTCCTCGGTTCGGCGCGTCGCCGGGATGGATCATGCGATCAAGATGCAACCTCTGCATCATCGCCCGCTGAAAATGTCGATCTTGTCGACATTGAGCGTCGCCACGCCAGTTCCGCTTGGCTTGTAGACGGTTGACCACGGCTGGAGGATAGCGGCGGCGCCGGTCGCGGCCCAAACGACCGATCCGACCGTGTTGACCCGGTTGCCGTCGTAGTAGAACACGACGTCGGAACCGTTCGCCCAATCGATGCGGAAGATGTGCTGCGCGGTGTCGGACACAATCGCTGAGCCGCCTGGCTGCGCCGCTGACAGCGAATAGGTGTTGCCCGTCCCGTCCTTCGACCAGACCAACAGATTGCCATTGGCGGTCCAACCGAAGCCCATGTATTTGGTAAGGTTCTGCGGTCCGCCAACCCACGCCGAGCCGAGGCCGACGAATGCCTGAACGCCAGCGGCGCTGGGAAGCACGGCGAGCGCGGCGCGCCATTCGGCCTGCCCGATCTTCGTGGTGTCGACCACCAGCGAATCGTTGAAATACAACGAAGCCTCTTCGGCCTCGGAAGTCGCCGCCAGAGCTGATTGCATGATCCCGCCGCCGGCGTTGGCGACTAGAGCGACGCCAGTCGGCGTGCCGACGAGTTTCTTGACCCAAGGATAGCCGGCGGCGGGCGAGCCGGCGGCGGGGACGCCGGCGGTGTGACCAGCGCCGACAAACTCATCGCTGAACTGAAACGGCGCGCTAGAGACGACGGTCTCTTGCGTCAAATCCTCGTATTCATACGAGATGTAGCTGCGGTATTGAGCGCGGGAGACCATCGGTCAACTCCTTGATCGGATTGGAAGGCGAACAGGAGGCGGCGCGGCGCCGCCCCCATTTGCAGCGCGCGAAGCGCCCTTACGCGACCGTGGTCGGCGGCGACGCAGCCTGAATGCGGTTCCACGGAATCAGCAGCGCCGAGGTGATGTTCGACGCGCTGGACGAGCCGGTCGAGACGGCGATGTGATTGAAGCCGTTGACGAGATCGAGGCAGGTCTCGGGGTTGATCTCGAACAGGACGAGCTTGTCCGCGACGTTGGCGTCGGTCGTGAACGTCGTCGCCGCCGTTTGCGCGACCAGCGCGTCGGAGGTCGCCGTCGCGTCGTCGAGCCAGATCGGCACGGCGGCGCTGACCGCCTTGGACCCGGCGCCGGCCGAGGAAGTCGCCTGCAACAGCGACAGTAGCACGGTATTCGAGGCGCCCTGGTTGATCTTGACGACGATCCACGCCTTGAGCGCGTTGGCGAGATCGGCATAGACGCTGGTCCGGCCGGCGGAGTCGGCGGCATTGGCGAGCAACGTCACAGGGGGAAACTGCGACGCCATCTGATATTGAGTGGACATGGGAAGGTTCCTTCGAAGCTGGAAACGGGGAAAGGAGGTGAGGGCGGGAAGCAGGGGAGATTCAGGGCTGCTCCCCGCCCTCGCGCAGCGGGACCGTTAGCGCTGCGCGATGGCGACGAACGGCGACTTGGTCAGCGTCCCCTTGAACGGGGTCATCGGCTTCGTCCACATCGGCTGGCCGTCGACGCGATAGGTGATGCGGAACACCATCTGATCGGTGAGGAAGGCGACGTGCATCGAAGTCGCGGCCTGGACGCCGCCCTTGTCGATCAGCGTGTATTGGCTGAGGTCGGCGAGCAAGATGTCGCCGGGCGTCCCGAGCGCCGAATTGTACTCGGTGACGACCACCGGGCGTCCGTAGAGGGTCGAATACGGCGCACCGGACAAACCGCCGGGCGGCGTATAGACGAGCTGGCCGCCGAGGCCGACCGCCTGGTTGAGCTGGTTGAGCTGCGGCTCGCAGTCTTGGTTAATGAAGAACACGCCGTTCTTTCGGCTACGAATCCACTGCCGCGAGAACATACTGTCGATATTTTCGCGCACGATCGTCGCCGCGGCCTGCCCGGTCTGCTTGGCGACGGAAATCAGCGAGGGGTGAGGCAGCAAGCCGAACGGCATGCCGGCGCCGGTCCCTTCGAAGATCGCGTCCTCGGTCATGAACATAATTTCTTCCGAGAACGCCTGGCCGGCGATCGCGGTCAGGGCCGTCGAG